ATGGCGCCCATCGAAACGCAGCAAACTTTGAAAAAGGTTCAGCGTTTCAAGGAGATAGCGAAGCGCAAGCTGCTAGATCCGACCTTTGAGGCCGAGTAGCAAAGTGGTTATGCTCCGGATTGCAAATCCGTCTACGCCGGTTCGATTCCGACCTCGGCCTCCATATTCGAAAGCCCCGCAGCCCTTGAGGTTGCGGGGTTTTTTTGTGCCTGCGGATTTTTGATTCCCACGCTTTTGGGACAATCCTGGGACACCGGAAGAAATTGCATGTCCCCGGTGTCCCCGGCAAAATCCGGTGCATGGCCACTATCGAGCAGCGCCCCAACGGGCATGGCGGACCAAGATCCGCCGAAAAGGATATCCCACTCTATCCGCGACCTTCGACACCAAGGCAGAGGCCCAGCGCTGGGCGGCCGAGATCGAGGGCGACATGTCGCGCGCGCGGTTCGTCGACATGCGAGAGGCGGAGAACACCACGCTGAAGGAAGCGCTCGACCGATACTCGCGGGAGGTGACTTCGATGAAGAAGGGAGCCAAGCAAGAGCAGACCCGCATCAACAGGTGGAAGCTGAACAAGCTGGCGAATAAAGGCCTGGCCGCGATCCGGTCAAGCGATATGGCTGCATACAGGGATGATGAGCTCAAGGAAGGGAAGTCCACCGCAACGGTCAAGCTCGACCTGGCGGTGATCAGCCACCTTTATACGGTGGCCATCAAGGACTGGGGTATTGAGGGGCTGAGCAACCCGGTGGCGAAGCTGAGGATGCCGAAGGGCGCGAAGTCTCGCGATCGGCGGCCCAGTGCCCAAGAGCTGAAGGATGTGATCAAAGCGGCAGGCGATATTCACGCTGAGATGCCGGCGATCATCGGTATCGCGGTTGAAACGGCAATGCGTCGTAGTGAGCTGCTGACGCTTCGCCGGGAGAACGTGAAGCCGAAGCACGCGATTTTGGAAGACACCAAGAACGGTAGCCGGCGCCTCGTTCCGCTATCGGTTCGTGCCCGGCAGCTGCTCGAGTCGCTTCCAGCCCGCATGGATGGCAAGGTGTTCTCGTTGGCGCCGCATTCGGTGAGTCAGTACTTCACCCGCGCGTGCAGAGCAGCCAATGTTGGCGACTTGCATTTTCACGACCTGCGGCATGAGGGCACGTCCAGGTTGTTCGAAAAGGGGCTGTCCATGATGGAAGTGAGCGCAATCACGGGGCACAAGTCCTTGAGCATGCTCAAGCGATACACGCATCTGTGCCCCGACACCCTGGCCGACAAGCTGGGCTAGCGCACGCTGGCCAACGTGGGTGGTGGTTGACGCTTTCGCCCGGGCCGGGCCGGCGCGTGCAGGCCGCTTTCGTACTCCTGCAGGAACTGACGGACAGTACTGACCCTCCAGCAAACCCTGGCGCCTTGCTTGAAAAATGGTGGCAGCCAGGCGGCGCCGGCCTGGCGCGCGCTGCGGATGGCCGATTCTGACCTGCCGAGGATCTTGGCCAGCTCCGGGATGTGGATGATTTCTGGTTCCATATAGGGCTCCTGCCGTACCCGGCGGTGATCAGTAGGATTCGACGATCTTCTTCCGCTGCTCGTGCAGCGCGTTTTCTTTTGCAAGCTGCACCTCTCGGTCAGCCAGCCACTTCCTGGCTTTGTCCTGCGCAGCCTTGGGGCTGGTGAACAGCTTCGGCTTCGGGTGCTTCACGCCTTTGCTGTCCGTGCAGAACAGACCTTTTCGCACGATGGTGACCTCCCTGACGGCGAAGTCCTCGCCCAGGGTGTAGGCCTTGAATGGGGTGATCATGTCTCGTCCTCAGGCCAAGAATTGGAATCCTGCCTTCGCCTCGCGAGCAGATTTCCGGGTTCCAAACATCAGTTTTGTTGTGCCGGCGCGGCCTTCCGATTCGTACTCGACATCAACCCACCAGTAGCCGAACTTGCGGTACGGCTCGCCGAGGATCTTCGTGACGTAGCAGTCGATCAGGTTCATGGATGGTCTCCACGCCGCCGGTCGCGGCAGGTTGGTGGTCAGGCTGCGGCTTGCTGATCAAGCGTGGCGCGAAGTTCGTCCGCAGCTACTGCGGCGGCATCTATGGTGCTGTGGTAACCGCCGTAGTGAACCTTGCGGTTTCGAAATATCTGAACGACCCACTTGTTCTTGCGGCCATCCCAGTACACGCCTGTAACACCGCTCGCTGGCGGCTTCCTGGTAACAACTCGATGCGCTCGGTTGTCTTTCGGTGTAAGCAGCCGCAGGTTTTTCCACCGGTTGTCATCGCGTATGCGATTGATGTGGTCGACGTGCATGCTTTCGTCTGGATGCTCTGCCTGGCCAACAAGCACTGGGTTGGCCAGAACGACCGTGGCTGGACCGCCGATATTGAGTTCCTGACCCGCCAGGACAAGGTGCTCAAGGTTCTGGAGGCTCAGCAATGATCGAGACTCGCCCACTGGTCTCCGAGGAGGCCGAACACGGCGTCGTCGGCGCCCTGATGCACCAGCCTGACCTGATCGAATCTATCGGCGCCAAGGTATCCGTCCAGCACTTCTACGACCCTGATGCCGCCGACCTATTCAGCATGATCCTGGGCGCTCGGTCGGCAGGCCGACCAGTTGACCCGGTAGCCCTGTCGGACATCCGCCCAACGCTCAGCAGCGGTGAGCTCACCATCGTTCGAGCTTCTGAGCTCATGCGCTCTGTTCCGTCCGTGGCCAACGTCCATGAGTACGCCAGGATCGTTTCTGAGCGCTACAAGGCGCGCCAGATCAGCGAGATCGGGCAGTCGATCATCGATATGGCGACTCATGCGCGCCCCATCGCCGGAATCATCGCGGATGTCCAGCAAACCGTCATGACGCTAAATAGCGAAGATGACGAGCCGGACGTTATCAGCCTGGCCGAGGCCTTGGGCCCCGTCATCGATGAAATGGACGACCGCTTCAACGGACAGGGCATCAATGGCCACTCCACCGGGCTGGCTGATCTTGATGAGCTGCTGCAGGGCCTGCGCGGCTCTCACGTAATTATCATCGCCGGGCGGCCAGGGACTGGCAAAACAACCCTGGGCCTGGGGATTGCCGAGCATCTGACAATCCGCAACGGCAAGTCCGCGCTGGTGTTCTCGCTCGAGATGTCCGGCAAGGAGCTGTCGAAGCGAAGCCTGGCGTCTGCCTCGGCTGTAACGCTGGGCAACATCGACACTGGCAAGGCCATGGGTGACGGTGAGCAGATCCAGAAGATCACTGCCGCTGTCGGGCGTATGCGTGACGCCGACCTGCGTATCTGCCAGAAGGGCGGCCTTCCGCTGAGCCGCATCCGCAACATCGCGCGTTTCCAGCACAAGGCCAAGCCTTTGGACCTAATCGTCATCGACTACATCGGGCTGATCGCGCCAGAGGCAGGTAGCCGCCAGCAGAATCGCAACCTCGAGCTCGGAGCGATCAGCCGCGGGATCAAGGGCATGGCCAAGGAGCTGAACGTGCCAGTTATCGTTCTGGCCCAGCTCAACCGAAGCATCGAGACCCGCACAACCAAAAAGCCGCAGATGTCGGACCTGCGCGACTCCGGCGAGATCGAGCAGGACGCCGACATCATCCTGATCGCGCACCGGGATGCAGATTCCGATCTTGGACAAAGCGGCGTTACTGAAATCGACGTAGTGAAGCACCGCCACGCGTCGACCGGGCACTGCCTATTGCAGCACCAGGGTGAATTCGCCCGCTTCACCAACTACGCCGGATCGCGTGAACAGCAGCAGGCTTCCGCACAGCCGGCACGGCGGTCATCTCGTTCGATGCTCAACGATTTCAAGCCAGGGGGTAGCTTCTGATGGGTCAAACAATCTTCGCGCGTGGCGGCTACCTCATGCGCTCCCACTCCGAAACGCGCTGGGCCGACATGATGGACGCCCTGAATATCGACTGGCTGTACGAGCCGCGCCTGGTGAAAACCCGGCATGGCGCTTATCTGCCTGACTTTTACCTGCCTCGGGCCGGCCTGTTCGTTGAGGTGAAAGGCCCTCACCCAACGGAAATCGAGCGCGAAAAGGCCATGGACGCTAGCGCCGCGACCGGATGCCCGGTGGTTATCGCCTATGGCGATATGCAGTTCATGTTCCCAGGCGTCGGCGGTGCACGGCTGCTTGTCCTGTATGCCGGGCGCACCGTCGAGTTCAGCACTCACGAGCTGCATGGCCTGATCGAGCATGGGCTCGGGAAAGACGCATACCACGGCTACCTGCGTGTCGGCATGAAGCAGCCACACCCCGGCGCATTGCATATCTACGAAATCGCCCAGAGCTCAGCGGTGGCCGCTATGGACCGCAGCGTGCGAGAGCGTTACCTGGCCGGGGTGAGCCGGGAGGCCAATGCAGAGAAGACCGCCATGCACAGCCAAATGAGCCGCTGTGAATGGGCACTAACCAAGTTCGTCGAGAAGCTCAATGCTCGCAAGGAGGCAGCATGAACCGTGCACACCTGCTGGCCAAGTTGAACATCAAGCGCGCCGGGCAGCCGGCCGGGGAGGGTGTATGAGCCCGATGAAGAAGATCCGCGCCGCTCTGATTCTCGCGCAGACGTTCGCGAAGCACGGCGTGCTGTTCGTGCCGGTGATCTGCGAGACCGAGGAAGAGCACGCGCAGTTGCTCGCCCGGGTCATGAAGAAGCTCGACGAGATGGAAGCTGCCGAGGAGAAGCACTGATGGACACCAACAAGATGCGCAGTGAGCTCCGCGTTTCGGCCGAGCGCGCAATTGCTAACAACCATCCTGGCGGCAACGGCAATCCTTTCCCTGCTCTCGCCGTTCGTGCAGTCGACGTTTTGGCCCTGCTCGCGGAAATCGAGCGGTTGTCGACCAGTCGCAGCAAAAAAGAGCGAGAGCTTGAACAAGAGCTTGAAACCTGGCGCCACGGACCATTCTGCTGGACCTGCGGCGACACCGGCGACGTGCACGACATCACCGGGGAGTGGCGAGGCGAATGCGATTGCCTATCCGCCCAGCTCATCAACGCCAATCGAGAGCGCGACCAGCTCAAGGCCGAGAATGAGGCGCTGCGCACGGCACTGAGCGAGTGCATCGCTTCGCTGGCTGGCGAGATGAACCAGAAGTATGCAGGGCAGAAACCGGAAGACATGCATCCGGTAACGCTCCGCGATTACCACCGAGACATCGCGGAGCTAGCCGGATACCGGGCGGCCATGGCCAAGGAGGCATCCCATGGATAAATTCGGTCTCCTCTTCGCGCTGATCGTTGGCATCTCCATCGGCTGGGTCTGGGCACATCACACAGTCGCTGCCGAGTGTGAGCGCCTGGGCAAGTTCTACGTCGGCAAGCGCACTTTCGAGTGCGTGAAGATCGAGGAGAAGGCCAATGGCTGAGCTCGCACTGATCCGTACCTCGCATGGCCTGGTGCCGGCAACCGACGCTGACCGCGAAACCATCCAGCATTGGAAGGCTGGCCAGGTCATCCACGGCAAGTTCACCAAGATGCGCAACGCCAAATTCCACCGCAAGTTCTTCTCCATGCTGGATCTGGCATGGGAGTACTGGGAGCCTGCGGGAGGCCTTGTGCCTCGGCAGGAGCTGCGAGGCATCTGGGGCTTGGCCAAGTACTTCGAAGACCTGAACCAGCGCCCTGGGCAGCTCACAAACGCCGTGGAGTGCTACATCGCCAAGCTCGAGGCTGACCGCGCCGATCGTTTCCCAGTGGTGGACAAGAGCCGTGAGGCCTTCCGCGAGTGGGTGACCATTGAGGCTGGCCACTTTCACCTGGTGCAGACGCCAGATGGAGTGCGCAAGGAAGCCAAGTCGATCAGCTGGGCGAACATGGACGACACCGCATTCGAGCCGCTGTACCGCGACGTGTTCAACGCCTGCTGGCGGCTGGTGCTGTCGGCTCACTTCGAAACCGAGGCTGCTGCGCTGGATGCTGCCGACATGATGGGGAGCTACGCATGAAGGTCGTTAGCAAGAAGGTGCGCGATAGCGCCCGCGGCCAGGACTGCACTGTCAATGATCAGGAAGAAAGATGGCGTCCGGTTCGGGGCTTTGTAGGCCTCTACGAGGTGAGTAACCTGGGCCGCGTCCGCTCGATCAGCAGATACGTGAAGTTCGGTCGTGGCGAAAAGTTGATTGAAGGCCGGATCCTGGCTCAAAGCATGAGCGCAGGATATCCAGCGGTTTGCCTCTGCGATGGTCCCGATCAATCCAAAAGGAACATCCACCGGCTGGTCGCAGAGGCTTTCGTTCCTGGTGAGGGGGAGGTTGTCAGGCACCTTGACGGGGATCAAATGAACTCAAGGGCTGAGAACTTGGCCTGGGGCTCTCACAAAGACAATGAGGCTGACAAGGTTCGGCACGGCACAAAGCTTGAGGGGGTATTTCACCCGAACGCCAAGGTAACGCCGGATCAGGTTCGCCAGATCCGCCGGCTTCACGCGCAAAAGAACTCCCAACTGGATATCGCCAGAGTGACAGGGGTTAACCGCGGCACCGTTGGAAAGATCGTTCGCGGAGAAGCCGGCCTTCTTGAGCAGGGACAGGTCCGATTCGCTAGCGTTCTTGCTACTGGTGTTCTGGCCACTAGCGTCTGGGTACACGGAGACGCTGTGGCCAGAGAAGCGAACCTTGATCTTCTCGATCATCTCGGGCGTGTCCCGCACCGAGTGGAACTCATCCAGCGCCAGCGGCAGGCCTTCCCGGACCACGTACACGACCGCAGCCATCTTCATGACGTTGAAGTCCATGCCGATGTGCACGGCCTCACCCGGCCTGATGCGCTCACTGGTGCGACACTCGGCCCGGTCGAAGGTGTAGTACACGACTCCGGCGTAGTTCTCGAAGCCGGCCTCGTATTCCTGACGGAACGTGCGCGGGTCCATCTTGCGGCGGGCAGCGTCCAGTTCATCGGCCGGGACGTTGCCGCCCTGCAGCGAGGTGTACTGCCAGCTCTTGTGATCCGGCTCACCGCCCGGCTGCCCGTCGCGGTAGGTGTCATAGCAGTGGTTGAAGCCCTTCGGGGTCCCGATCCGCAGCGCATGCCCGCCCTTTCTCGACTCCCCGGTCTGGGGGATCTTGTACTGGCAGGTCGAGAGCATTGGCCTGAGCACTTCTTCCCAGGCTGCCCACGGGCAGTCCGCCCATTCGTCCACCAGGACGAAAAACAGGCCGGAGCCCCGCAGGTTGTCGTAATTGTCCAAGCCGACCACACGCATGATGTGGCCGGACTTGAGGGTAATCGAGCACTCGGTCTCGTTCGGCCGGGCTGCGCGCCAGGCCTCTGGGATGGCCTGCTTCAGCCGGCGCCAGAAGACCCGCTTGGCCTGCTTGAACGTCGGCGCGCCATACCATATCTCGTCCTCGACGCTCACGCCCCACTCCGCAGCCAGCCGGGCCGCGCGGCGCATCTCTGCCTTGCCGAGGAAGGTCTTGCCGAATCGACGCCCGCACACCGCATCACGGAAACGCGCCTCGGGCTGAAAGCCCCAAACGTAGATGTTCGCCTGCTTCGGCGTCAACTTCACCGGCGGGTCATAGGTACGGGGTAGTCGGGACACCTTCGTCTGGCTCCAGCTTGTACTCAGCAACGGCGTGCTGCTGGTCCGCCTGGGAGCCCAGGGGCTTGTCGGGTTCGATCTTGCGGTTGCTGTACATGTCGCCGCATTCCTTGGCCGCCTGCTCGTACAGTTGCGCCGTCAGAGCCAGGTTCCGCATTCCTTCGGCTTTGTCAGCCATCCTATTGAGGCCGCGCAAACGGTAGGCCTTGTTGGCGATGGGAATTTCAGTGATGTCTTCGCGGAAGCGCTTGCGAGTGTCTTCGAAGAGCTGCTTCCACTTGGCGGCTAACCCCTTCCCAGAGACCTTCCTGGGGTCGTGCGACTCGATCTGCTGCCGGGTGATGGTCAAACCGAATTCCTTTTGTACCGACTCGGCCACCTGGGAAGGCGTATCGAAGCAGGCCAAGGCCTGAATTACGAAGACCTTCACCTCACTTGATAGGGCTGCCATAGGCGTTCATCCGTCCAAACCTGTCCAAAAATCAGGCCGACTTCAGTAGACAGGTTCCGCAGGCCCTCGCAATGTTGATCTTGGCCACCTCGGGCGGCCGGCTTGCAGCGTCGATCAGCTGCTGGACTTCTTCGCTGGCACCGTAGCACCGTACCACTCCGACGAACTCTTCGGCGTCATGGCCGCGCAGGTACAGCTTGGGTAGCCCGTCCTGTGTGAACTTGGGTGCGCCGTACTCATCAGTTACCTGGGCGATGTGGTACAGCTCGTGTTCGACCAGGGCGCAGAACTCAGCATCGGTGCACTGGGAGCAGTAGTCGGCGGCCAGGGTGATGAGGTAGTCCGGCTCCTCGCCGAACCATTCTCGCATCTGCTGCTCTTGCCGGGCCTTCTGCCATCCGCCAGCGCGGAACATCAGCTGCTCGGCCTGGCCAAGGACGACCCGCCCCTGTTTGGCGAACCCAGTCGATGCCCAGAGCACGCCGATGTTGGCGTCGATCAGGTGGGCGTGCTCTGGGTTATGGATGCTGCCGGTGTCGGCAAGAATCTCGGCCTTAAGCCAATCCCATATTTCAGGGGCAGGAGCCAAGCGGATACCGAAGTCGGATAGCTCGGACAGTTCAAGCAGTGACGATGGAGGATACGGCCTATCCATAGGTCACCTTGTGTTTGAAATGATGTTGCGGTGCCGGGACGGCAGGAGTCTATTCAGTGCAGGAGGGAGTACTAGCCGAAAGGCGATTGGCTCAACGCAAGCTATGCATGGTGATTGCTCCATCTGGCTGCCATGCGGCATTCCATTTCAAGCGCTCGCACGAGAGGCCGACCCGATTAGCTCTTATCATCATGCACAGTGACCCTCACTCCAGTAGCAACGATCTCGTACTCCGTTTCGGAGATCTTGTTCACGGCACCACCCATTTGCATTTCGAAATGCTTCAAGCCTTCATGTCGAACCATGCCGCTCGAAGAGCGCTCGACCGTCTCGTCTTGGTAGATGTAGATGACGTACTCGACATTATCCGTGCCAAGCCCAACTATTCTTCCAACATATTTATCTGCCATGTCCGGACTCCTTGCGTGAAGCATCAAGGTAGCCGGTGCCAACAGATCAATCCACTGCATTGAAGCGTTAATCATGAATATGATGCTGGTCTGAGCGTGAGCACGCTCATGCAGCATTGGGCGACCCGATCCGGTAGGCTCGTTCCATCGCCTCCCAGTCGGGTTGCTTCGTTGTCATGGGATACCTACTTAAACCAGCCGGTCGCCTCTACACCACAGCCATAGCAGTGCACTGCGCCACTGGCTTGGCCTGGCTTGCGCATGATGAAAAACGTTTCTGAGCCGCAGTTGCAGTGGAATGCCTCGTCACCTGGCTGCGGACCAAATGGATACTTGAAGGCGCCGCGATGGGTACCGCACTCCGGACACTCCATCTGCGTGACACCTACCGGGGCAGTCGCTACCCATTCATGCTGACAGTTCGCGCAGATGCACTCGCCGGAGGCGTGCGGCTCCTCTCGCTCCCGCCGTTTCCGCTCAACCACGTTCATTTGGCCACCATCTTGTGTGATTCGGCGTGGGCGTGGCCGTGCAACAGGCCGACCAGCAGTCCCTGCGGCAGCCCGGCATCCTTGGCTGCATCAATGGCTTTGACCAGAGCGGCATCGAACTCTGCCACCGCATGGTCGATATCCGTGCTTACCGGAAGCTCATGGCGAATTCGTGTGACGTTGCTCATGGCCAACCGTTGATCTGATGGGAAGACAATTCACCAGAACAAAAAACCGCCCGAAGGCGGCTAGCAAGTGATTTATTAGCGCTTTCCCAATTTATTGGGTGCTTCAATCAGCTCAAATGTTCTACTTCACGACTTTCGCGGATCATTTTTGACATCTTTCTCAGCAACCTTGTCGTGCCGACTATAGAGCTCTGCCTTTGAAGCCCGCTCGGTGTTGGCACCCTTACTTCCTTCCGCCCTTGGGCCTTGGGGAGATGTATTTTCGCCAGAGCTTCTTTCACCCTGGTGCGATGTTTTATCTGTCATATAAACCTCTGATGAGCCCGGTTTTCCGAGCTCAAATAAATGAATTACTCAGCGAGTGATCCATCATGTGTACGCATCTGCCTCCGGTCACTCTCCGGACCTTTATCAAGGCCTGGCTTGTCATCATCTGGGGTGTAGACTAGAGGGTAGCCAGCTTCGAGGAGCTTATGTGGTGAAAGAGCCGTACGTGGTTGGGTGCCTCTACCAACGGCGCCCAGGATAAGTCCAACCAGTCTGCTGACTACTGAACTTTTCCATATTTGAAGCTTTTTGACGTTCAGGGGAATCAGGTTCTTGTTTAGGTGTAGCGTCGGGATCGATATAGTCGTCCCTATCCTCTGGGCTAGATTTGTCCAACCCCTCACGCTTTTCTGTACCTTCTTCAACTTCCAATTCAAGTCCCGGGGATCCATTTGGTTTGGTAATGTCACTAGACATAAGTACCTCTCAATAACTCAGAAAATCTGAGCTAAAGCGAGTATGCGCCCTAAGCCTGACATAGGGTAAAATAACAGACCATCGGGACAATTAATAAGACCGGCGCAGTTCTGTGCCTCTTGAGGCCCTCTTCGGGCAATAAAAAACCCGGCTCAGTGGCCGGGTTCTGGTGTGCCACTCCTCAACACGCGCAGGAATGACAGGATGGGAGTAATTTCGCTCAGTCGCTCACTGATGTCAATAGGCGATTACGCCGCATGACTCATAAGCAAGCCCTCAACCTCTAGGATCATCCTCACCTTTTCCAGTGCCTCTTCCACCATTCCGTTCAGCTTTTCGTTGATGTCCGCCCGCCACCGGCGCCTGGTCGACTCGGGCGCTGCATCGAGGTCCCAGGTGTTCATGTCGTAGAAGCTGTCGGGAAGGATGATCACATCCTCTTCCACTGCTTCTATGCGCTTCTTCTCTGATGCTCCCGCAGCGACGGCTGAGCTGATTCAAGTCAGGTGACGTCGCGAGGAAGCGACTGCCTGAAACTTACTGCCGTCGACCGCAACCAGGTCACCGGCAATCAAACCGGCAGCTCGACAGAACTGCACAAAAGCCCGGCATGTCGTGACGAAAGCAGCTTTGTTGTTTTTGCGGAAGTCAGCGATGGTCTTGAAGTCGGGTTTAAGCCGGTTGATCAGCCACATCACTTCGATGTTGCGCTGGCACTCGGCTTCCAGGCGCCGCGATGAACGGATGCGCTGAAAATAGCCATAGAGGTAGAGCTTCAACTGATCGGCGGGGTCATAGGCTGGGCGCCCAGTGGCCTTCGGCTGGGCTTTTTCGAAGCCGAGCAGGCCCAGATCCAGCTTGGCTACATACAGGTCGATGACCCGTACGAGGTGATCTTCAGGGATCAATTCCTCCAGCGAGACCGGGAACAGGCTGGTCTGGCTGCGAGACTCTCCTTGTATGTAGGCCAT